TTGATTTATGAACCATAATACTATAAAAAGAACGAAAGGAGAATAAAAAATGGGTTGGTCAGGAGGAACATATACAAGGTCAGATGGAGTATTTACAGGTACATCTATTTGGCAAAGTAACAGAGATGCAGGAACAAAGATTGTTGCAGATAGACACGATACCCACGACCAAGATTTAGCAACAGGTATTAACCAAGCTATTAACAAAGATGGAAGTAATGCTTTTACAGGTGCAGCTAATTTAGGTAGTCAAAAGATAACATCACTAGCTGATGGTACAGCACACACAGACGGAGTAAACGCAGGACAAATACAAGATGGTGGATTAATATTCCAAGCAACTGATAGTGGTAGTGCAAACACTTATGCAATAGCTTTAACACCAGCAGTAACTGCGTATGTAGCAGGGCAAGTATTTCATTTTAAAGCAGCTAACGCATCTAGTGGTGCATCTACCTTAAATGTAAATGCTTTAGGTGCAAAAAACATAAAAAAGAAAAATGACCAAGATATTGCAGCTGGTGATATAGAACAAAATGCAATCGTATCTGTAATTTATGATGGTACTAGTTTTCAAATGTTATCACAGTTAGGTACATCAGCAGGTTCTATGAGTTCATTTACTCTTACTGGTGATAGTGGTAGTAACCAAACTATTAATGATGGTAATACAGTAGATGTAGCAGGTGGTACAGGTATAGATACTGTAGTAGGTGCTACGGATACAGTAACAGTAGCTATAGATGCCACAGTACCACAATTAGCTACTACTAACGCATTTACTGGTGTAAATAGAAATGCTTTGACGACAGATAATGACGGCTCATTCGATATGAACGCAAATAATAATTTCAAATGCACTCCAAGTGGTAACTTTGCCTTGACATTTACTAACTTTGCTGATGGACAATCTGGTTATATATTATTAATTAATAGTGGTGGGCATACTGTATCATTACACGCAAACAGTAAAGCAGATGCAAACTTAGCTACTACAGTATCAAGTGCTGGTACATATTTAATATCGTACTTATCAGATGGTACTAATGCTTACTTAACTAACTCAGCTATATTTGCTTAATGGGTATTCTCCAAAATGAAAATGCAATACCTAGTGCATCAGGTGGTGGAGGATTTTATTCGCATCAGATAGAACACTCAGTTAGATTTGATGATGGAAGTAGTAGTTATTTATCTCGTAGTAATAGTGGAACAGCTACTAATGAAGATGTAGGTTTAATATCTTTTTGGTTTAAAAGAGGTAATAATATAGGTTCTACAACTAATGAATCTATAGCAGGAGGTGATGGGTCAACTAATTTAAGAATTGAATTTAATACAAATAATCCTTCTGGATTTAGTGATGCAGTAACTATGTCAATTAATGGAGGTAGTGCTGCACATACTACATCTAGAAGATTTCGTGACCCTGGTGGTTGGACCAATTTTATAATAGAATATAACTCTGATGATTCTACTACTGCTGATAGATTTAAATGGTATATAAATGGATTGATATATCCACCATTTACTTCAGGTAGTGGAACAGGTACTGGTGCAACAGATTTTTGGAGACAGAATGGAACTACACATGTAACTTCAGGTACTGATTTTGCATTTACAAGAAATGGAGGAACTACTAATTTTGGTAGAAGTCCTGCTAATAGTGGTTCTTATTATGATGGATATATAGCAGAAGTAATAGTTGTTGATGGTTCAGCAGCTTATACAGATGTAGGTGAATTTAAAAATGGTGTCTGGATTCCTAAAAAATATACAGGCAGTTTTGGAAATAATGGTTATCATCTTAAATTTGAAAATGCAAGTGATTTAGGAAATGATAGTTCAGGAAATAATAATGATTTTACAGCAAATAACATGGGTGCAGACCATCAAGTTCTTGATAGTCCAACATTTGGGAGTTAAATAGATATGGCAAGTAGTGGAAATTTTTGTACGTTAAATCCTTTAGATAGTGGTGCTACTTTGATTAATGGTAATTTAACTATGTCTCATACAACGAGTGCATTTAGAACAGCTTTTGGCACTTTGGGAGTATCTAGTGGTAAATGGTATTTTGAAAGTAGACAAATAAATACAACTGGTGGTAATGCTTTTCCTTTAGGTGTTCAAAGACTAAGTGAAGGACTTAATAATAAAGTATGGACAACTAATCCTGGTCAGAGTGTTAGCACTTATGGATATAGTTATGCTATATATAGTGGAGGAAGTGGGTATTCTGATAAAGTACATAATAATAGTTATACTGCTATGACTGATATTAGTGAAGGACAAGCAGGTGATGTATATCAACTAGCTTTAGATTTAGATAATAGTAAAATATGGTTTGGTAAAAATAATACATGGCATAATTCTGGAGACCCTGCAGGTAATTCAAATGAAACATATTCTTCTGTTCCTGCAGGAACATGGTGTTCTTTAATATCAACACATAAAAATACTAATGATTATTTTACACAAAATTATGGACAAGATTCTACATTTTCAGGAGCTCGTTCAGCAGGTAATAATGCAGATGGTAATGGCTTTGGTGATTTTGTATATTCACCACCAACAGGATTTTTAGCTTTATGTTCAGCTAACTTACCTATATCAGATGATATAGACCCTGCACAGACTGATGATGATTATCCTACTAAACAATTTAATATACTTACTTATAATTCAAGTGGTGGAGATAGTTATACTGGTTTAGGATTTAAACCTGACCTTGTATGGGTTAAATGGAGAGGTGGTGACCAAAGTAATGCATTATTTGATAGTACTAGAGGAACAACTAAAGTATTAAATTCTGATGCTACAAATGCAGAAGCAACTTCTTCTGGTTTAACTTCATTTGATAGTGATGGTTATACTATGGGTAATTCTTATAATCAAAGTGGTAGAGAATATGTTGGATGGTGTTGGAGAGCTAATGGAGGAACAACCAGTAGTAACACAGATGGTACAATAACTTCTACAGTACAAGCAAATACAAAAGCTGGATTCTCAATAGTTAAATTTACTGGAAATGGTAGTAATAATGCAACTGTAGGACATGGTTTAGATTCTGCTCCAGATTTTATAATTTGTAAACCTTATGGAAGTACTCTTTCATGGCACGTTTTTCATAGAGCAATGGGAACTGGAGAATTTATTTTAAATAACAATTCATCTTTTGATACTCGTACAAGTTCATTCACAGAAAGTGGAACAACTGCAACTAATTTTACTTTAGGAAGTGATGCAAGTAATATGAATTATAGTGGAGTTGATACTATAGCATATTGTTGGCATTCAGTTGAAGGGTATAGTAAATTTGGAAAATACGAAGGAAATGGAAATAATGATGGACCATTTATATACATGGGATTTAGACCCAGAATGGTAGTTATCAAAGCTGCAGATTCTAATCAAGCATGGTATGTTGCAGATACAGAAAGAGAAACATTTAATCCATTAGGTGAAAAAATGTTAAGTTGGAATGGTACTCATGGAGACTTTGACCCTTCTGGATTTAATTTTGATGTAGTTAGTAATGGCATTAAAATTAGGTCTAGTGATACTAATATAAATTCAAGTGCAACTTTTACATATATGGCATGGGGTGACGTTCCATTTAAATATAACAATACTTTTTAGGAGGTGAAATAATATGTGGGCTTTAATAAAGGATAATAAAATAGAGGAGATTATAAGATTTCCTAAAACAATGGTAATAGATGATGTTACTCATTCTAGGCGAATATTTACATCTTGGTCTTGGACTGAATTAAATAACATAGGTATTTACACAGTAGAAGATGGTACTAAAGGTGATGATAAATTTGAAATAACAAGTCAACCAAAATATACTTTTAGTAGTTCTGGGAAAAAAGTAACTACTGCATATACCACGACAGACAAAGCATTAGATGATTCAGAAGCTAAAGATGAAGATGGTAAAAATATACTAGATGAAAAAGGTAATAAGACTTATATTTATGGTTTAAAAACACAAGCTAAAGAAAAAGCAAAGCAACAAGCAAATAGTCTTATAAATCGTTTTAATTGGCTTGTAGAGAGGTCTATCTATGATAGTAGTAAATCTATACCAAATGCAGTTAAAACGTATGTAGCATCTATTAGAACTGATTGTGGAGAGATAGAAACTGCAATAGATGATGCAAGTGATATGGCAGCATTTAAAGCATTACATCAAGATACTTATAATTATGATAGTAACAAAAATATTGTATCAGTAAAAGAAGTAGCAAGAGTAAACAGATGGACAGATGATTATGATGTTAAATCGTATACTAGATAAAATAAAAACAGTTTATCAAAAAGTTAAGAAAAGATTATTTGGTAAACTATGCGAGTGTAAACCTAAAAAAAGGGGTAGACCTAGAAAGGATAAATAATGGCTACAAATTCAGAAGCAAAACAAGCATCTGTAAGAGGAGTTACCTCTACTACTGCTACATTTAATGAAGATTGGTTAGCTTTATTTAATGCCAGAAGTATTGGTGCAGGAACTTATAATGAAAGATTATTAGCTTATATTAACAATAAATTAAGTAGTTCTCACACAGATTTAAATAAAGCATTACAAGCATTAGCAGTTGACCAAGGGGATGCAAACTATTCAAGTATGGGGACATTTACACCATGACACAGCAATCATTAAGACAAAAGAGTTGCAGAGATGCTTCAGATACAAATGGTACATACAATGAAGATTGGATGAAAACATTTGAAGAAGCAGGTATCACCACAGGTACATTTTCTGAAAGAATGTTAGCTTACACAAATGCACAAGGTAGTTCTTGGGATAATGCACAATGGGATGTATCTAGTTGGGGTAAAGGACCATTTATAAATGTAAATCAATCTATGGCACAATTAGGTAAACAAAATGGCACGACAGTTCCTGGTTCTTTATGGAGTAGCATGGGAACATTTAGTGCAGATTAGGAGATATTATGGCATTAACAGCATTAATAGGACCAGCAACTAAACTTATAGGAAAATTTGTACGAGATAAAGATAAAGCAGCACAGTTAAGCCATGATATAGCTACAATGGCAGAAAAACACGCACAAGAGTTAGCATTAGCACAAATAAAACTAAACACAGAAGAAGCTAAAGGTAACTGGTTTCAATCATCTTGGAGACCTCTTGTTGGTTGGATATGTGCGTTATCATTAGGTATAAACTTTATGGTAGCTCCTATATGTTCTGGATTTGGTATAACTATACCACAAGCTGATATGAGTGTTATGATGCCTTTATTATTAGGTATGTTAGGTATTGGTGGTTTGCGTAGCCTAGATAAAATTAAAAAAGTAGATACTAAAAAAATATAGGATTAAATAATGAACAGAGAAAAATTATTGGATATGATAACCTTACATGAGGGTTTAGAGTTAAAGCCATATAAATGTACGTCTGACAAGCTTACGATTGGAATAGGACGCAACATCCAAGATATAGGTATAACTGAAGATGAAGCTAGATACTTATTACAAAATGATTTGGATAGAATACTCAAAGAAGTAGAGCATTGGAGTTTTTTAGAAAAATTAGATGAAGTAAGACAAGCTGTAATTTTAGATATGGTATTTAATATGGGTGTTAGTACATTTAATGCTAACACATGGGTAAAAACATTTGCTGCAATACAAGATGAGGATTGGGAAAAAGCTGCAAATGAAATGTTAGATTCTAAATGGGCAAAACAAGTAGGTCAAAGGGCTATAAGATTATCACAAATGATGAGAAAAGGCGAGTGGTATGAATCTTGACCCTATGATGATGTGGAACATAATTATAACTGTGGTTTTAGGACCATTTGCATGGGCATTTTCTAAAATGTTTAATGAAGTAAAAAGACTACAAATACTTCTAAACAAAACTAGAGAAGATTTAGGAAAAGAATATGCCACAAAATCCGAGCTTCACAATGAAACTAAAGAAATCAAGGAGTTAGTCTTAAGAATAGAAAACAAACTTGATAGGTTCATTGAGAAGCAAAATGGTTGAGCCAGTAACTGCCGTATTAACTGGCATAGCATTAGTAAAAAAATCAGTAGATTTTATTAAACAAAATATAGAAACCTGTAATGATATAGGTGATATTATTGGTCATATAGATAAAGCCATGACTGGCGAACAACAAGTTATAAAAGAAAGGGATAAATCAGGAGCAGACCCATTTGCAGTAGGTACAGTAGCTCAAGAAATTATTGATGCTAAATTAGCCAGAGAGCATTTAAATGATGTTCGCAACCTTGTAAATTTAAGGTTTGGACCTGGTACTTGGGAGTACATATTACAAGAAAGAAAAAAAAGAATAGATGCACAAAAACAAGCTATTAAAGAAGCAAAAGCAAAAAAGTTAAAGCAGCAACAACAAATTGCTGAATATATAAAGTATGGATTAATAACTGTTATTGTTATAGCTTTTATAGGTGTAGCATTAGGTATTATGGTAAAATTTGTACTAGCTCACCCTATAGAAGGAGATGAAACTTCTTGTAAATTATATGAGCCTAAATACTTTTTTATCTGTATGAATGAAGGCAGAGGATATGCAGATACAGAGCTATATTTAGATTACCAAATGGAAAAAGATAACTGGATTATAGAAAGTGATTGATTACTATAAAAATATTTATATACTAACAAAACGAACTAGAGATTTTTATAAATAATAATAACTGTTAATAATACTTGTGGATAAGTTACTATATGTGGTTAATATTTTAAATAGTAAGCTCTAGTTCGTATTATTCATAACCATCATTTAACATCTTTCTAGCCCTTTGTGCAGCAGATAATGTAGGTATAGGTCCTTGCTTAACTACCTTTGGTTTATTATATACTTTAGGTTTATAAGTTTGAGGTTTATTCCATCTAGCTTTAGCACTATTTCTGGCTTTATTACTGCGTTCTTCAGTCTGTTTTCTTACTTCTAAAACTTTTTTTTGTGTAACTTTCTCTCCATTATCTACTAATAAAGGATAAATATTATCCATAATTCTATCATATCTTCTC